CTACCACTACATCATCTTCTGCTAGTCCTTTGGTTCTACAACTAGGCTCAACTGACTCTGTAGGCAAAGGTGTTATTGAGATTGATGAAGAGTTAATGTGGGTAGACTCATTTGACCGTGTTGCTAACACTGCAACTGTAGCCCCATTTGGTCGTGGCTACCTAGGTACTACTGCTGCCACACACACTCTTGACACTAAGGTAACTATCAGCCCTACCTTCCCAAGATTTAATATCAAGAGAGCAATCAACGACACTATCCGCGCCCTTGGCGCCAACATATTTGCTGTAAAGACTACAACTTTTACATTCAACTCTGCGGTTTCTACATACGCTTTCAACAACCTTAACATTAAGAATATACTTTCAGTAACCTGGCAGGACATTGGACCTTCTAAAGAGTGGGTTCCACTACGTCGCTGGGACTTTGATTCACTAGCATCTACAACAGCATTCGGTGCAGGTGCCCAGACAATTACTTTGGGCGAGGCACCAGTATCTGGTCGCACAGTAAAAGTTGTCTATGCAACTGACCCTAATCCATTTACAACTAACTCAGAAGATTATGCAACAGTAACTGGTCTTCCAGAGTCAACACGGGACGTAGTAATTTTGGGCGCAGCCTACCGCTTGCTCTCATTCTTAGACCCTGCTCGTGCTTCACAGGTTAGCCCACAGGCTGACGAGACAGACGCTAAGCGTCCATATGGTGCATCTCAAACAGCAACCAAGCAACTTTATGCTCTTTACACACAACGCTTGGATGAAGAGACAAAATCACAACAACAGAATTATCCCGTCAAAGTTCACTACTCCCGCCGATAAGGAACATCAATGCCAACAGTTAGAAGATATTCATCACGCTCACAGCAGACAACGCTGTCAAGCGCAGTTACATCTAGTGGTGCATCAATCACAGTTGTCTCTGCAGCATCCCTTCTTGGTGGAGTTACTGTAGCCGCTAATGAAGTATTTACCATTGTCATTGACCCAGATACGGCTCTTGAAGAAATTGTAGATGTAGTCTCCACATCAGGTAACCCTGTATCTGGAAACACAATTGCTATTCAACGTGGACGTGACGGCTCTACTGGCACAGCACACTCTGCTGGTGCCGTTGTTCGTCATATGGCTATCGGTAGAGATTACCGTGAAGCAAATGACCATATCAATGAAACTGCTAGTGCACACGGATTAACTCTTGCTGATGTAACACTGTCAACTGGTACAGGCAATGTATCAACTACAATGCTTGCATCTAATGCTGTAACAACTGCAAAGATTACAGATGCGAATGTAACCACAGCAAAGATTGCTGACAGTGCTATTACTTCTGCTAAGATTGCAGACTTAGGTATTGCTACTGGCGACATTGCAGACTCTGCTATTACTAGCGGTAAGATTGCAACTGGTGCCGTAGGCACAACTAAGATTGATGACCTCTCAGTAACAGAGGGCAAGTTAGCACCTAACTCAGTTACCTCAGCCAAAATTGCTGACGGCACTATTGTTGCTGGAGACTTAGCCGATGGTGCGGTGACATCTGCCAAGATTCTAGATGGAACAATCGTCAACGCAGACATCAATGCTTCTGCTGCAATTGATAAGACTAAGATTTCTGGTACAGCAATTACTGCTGGTGATACAGGCACAGTAACTAGCACAATGATTGCTGATGCAACTATCGTCAATGCTGACGTATCTGCTACTGCTGCTATTGCTAAGACCAAGTTAGACCTTGGTGGAACTATTACTTCCGCTGACCTTGTAGATGGAACTATTGTTAATGCTGACATTAACGCATCTGCTGCTATCGCACTAAGCAAATTGGCAACTGACCCACTAGCCCGTGCTAACCACACTGGTACACAGACAGCATCTACTGTCTCTGACTTTGATACACAGGTTCGTACATCTCGCTTAGACCAGATGGCAGCACCTTCTGCTGCAGTTGCTCTTAATGCACAAAAGATTACAGGTCTTGCAGACCCAACCAATGCACAGGATGCAGTAACTCTTAACTACATTACAACTCAAAAGGGTGCAGTCAATGGTCTTGCAGAACTTGATGGCTCAGGATTAGTTCCTACTCATCACCTTCCAGCACTTGCTATTACTACAACACAGGTAGTTAACTCACAGGCTAATATGCTTGCACTTACTGCACAGATTGGTGACGTTGCAGTCCGTACAGATGTCAATAAATCTTTTATCCTCACAGCAACCCCTGCTACTACATTGGGCAACTGGCAAGAACTTCTTACTCCAACAGATGCGGTTCTTTCTGTTGACGGTAGCACGGGTGCTATTAGCCTTTCAGGTACATATCTAAATAGAACTTCTGGTCAACTACTAGGAGCCTTAGATGCTAACAACTTTAAGATAACTGGTTTAGGAACTCCTACTAGCAATGCCGATGCTGCTACAAAGGCTTATGTAGATACTGTTGCTGGTTCTGCTACCGCTGCTGCAGCAAGTGCAACGGCTGCTGCTGCATCATACGATTCCTTTGATGACCGCTACTTAGGTAGTAAGTCTTCTGCTCCTTCTGTAGACAATGACGGTAACGCACTTATTGAAGGTGCTCTTTACTGGAACTCTGTAGATAATGCTATGTACGCTTGGACGGGTTCTGAGTGGGGTTCAATCTCATCTACTGCAGAAATCTACCGCTTCCGCTTTACAGCAACTGGTGGAGAGACAACAATCTCTGGAACAGATGACAATGGATTGACGCTCTCATACCTACCAGGTAAAGAGCAGGTATACCTCAACGGTGTACTGCTTGTCCGTACTACAGACTACACAGCATCTAACGGAACAAGCCTTACATCTCTTGCAGCCTTGGCTGCTAGCGACATCCTAGAAGTAATTACATTCACATCTTTTGAGGTAGCAGATGCTATTGCTCGTACAGTCTTTGATGCTAAGGGCGACATCCTTGTCGGAACTGCAGCAGATACTGTTGGCAAGTTAACCGTTGGAACAAATGGATATTTCTTAAAGGCTGACTCATCTACAGCAACAGGTTTAGCCTGGGGTGCTGTAGTAACCAATCCTCTAACTGGAACTGGCGGAGACAGTGGAGACACTATCTTTACTGGAACAACAACACCTTCTTCTCCTACAACTGGAGATATTTGGTTTGATGCAGTTCCTTCAACTCAACCAGACTTAACAATAATGACACTAATGGGAGCGTACTAATATGCCAGTCAAAAGATATAATGGAACAGAGTGGGAAGTAATTGCAGGTGACGGAGTAGTTGGTGCACAGGGTGCACCAGGTACCAATGGTACTAATGCTGGTATGGAACTATTGTCAACAACCACTCTATCAGGAGCAACCACTACAATAAGTTCAATTAGCACATCATACAAGCACTTAATGATTTTAATTGAAAATGCTTATGCTGGCGGAAACATTGATTTAGGTATTCAATTCAACTCTGACTCTGGTTCTAACTACGCTTTCTGGGGTGTTGATACAATCAATGGAAGTTTAAATGGTCGCGGTAGTTTAAATACCACTGAAATAATTTTAAACAACTCTAACCCATCAGGCAACCAAGGCAAAAATAATGGTTATGCCATAATCCATTTACCACGTTATGCAGTAACAAGTGGAAATCAACTTATGACTGCACAATATATTGGTCGGTATGCTTCAGGATATTCAGGTGGTAATTTTACTGCTACCTATGCCAAGTCTGCTGCTATAACATCAATAAGCCTAGATGCTGGCAATAACACTTGGACTGCTGGCACTGTATACATTTACGGAGTTAACTAATGTCTAAACCAACAATAAGAATACATAATGCTGAAACAAATGAAATTATTGACAGAGAAATGACAGATGCTGAATTTGCTATTTATCAAGCAAAGCAAGCAACACTAACTGCTCGCGCAGAAGAAGAGGCAACTAAAGCAACAGAAAAGGCTGAAGTTTTAGCACAACTTGGAATTACCGAAGAACAAGCAAAACTCCTACTAGGTTAGAAAGGTAGTAACTAATGGCTACAACAACTAAAGTGCTGTCTCGTACAGCAGCGTCAACATCAACTACAACTCTATATACAACTCCATCTTCAACAACAACTGTTATCACTAACATTGTTATCTGCAATCCAACAGGCTCTGCAACTACAGCATCAATCTTGCTTAACGATATTGACCTACTAGGTTCAGTATCTATTGCAGCAAACACATCAGCCTTCTTTGACTTAAAGCAAGTCTTGGCAACAACACAGACAATCAAAGCAAGTGCATCATCAACATCTGTTGACTTTCATATTAGCGGAGTGGAGATAAGTTAATTATGGGTATTTCAGTATTTCCAGCACCCGCTGCTGGTAAAGTTTCTTACAAGTTAAGCCTTACAAGTGGTTCATCTTATACCGTGCCAGCAGGAGTTACGTCTCTTAACGTCACCCTTATTGGTGGTGGTGGAGGTGGAGCATCTTTTCATACTTCTGCAAATAACGGTTCTGCTGGTGGCACAACAACAATGACTGGCGCAACAAGCGCATCAGGTGGTGCTGGTGGAATTTCAGGAATCCAAAACTCAAACGTAGGTGGTGCTGGTGGAACAAATAGCACTGGTGACGGTGGAGAAGGAGGACTAATTCAAATTGCTGGTACAAACTCTGGATATGCAGGTCTTAAGCGTGGAGCCAATGGCGCACAAGTAAGTTCAATTATTTCCACCACTCCTGGAAGTTCTATATCTTATTCTATTGGTGCTGGTGGTGGCGGCGCTCAAGCAGGTGCTGGTGGTGCTGGTCGTATTGACGTTGAGTATTGGGTATAGGGAGATAAAATGGATAAAGTTTATGCAGTAATTGAAAATAACACAGTAGTTAATATTGTTGTTGGCGTAGATGAAGAAGTATTGACAGCCAACCCAGACAAGTATATTGAATATACAGATGGCTGGGACTACAACAATGGTATTGATGGTGGAGTATTTTTCCCAGTACCAGCAGAGGATAACTAATGAGTAAAGCAAGAGACCTAGCAAACGCAGCAACAGCATTATCTGCTGTATCAGCAACTGAACTTGGATACCTAGACGGTGTTACCTCTGCAGTTCAGACTCAAATTAATACTGTGACAACATCAGTTAATAATGTTGACGCAACACCTACAGCACTAATGACAATGGGAGCATAACTATGCCAACAGCATATAAAGTACTGGGGCAAGTAGCCCCTTCAGCAACAACAAACACAACACTAGAGACAGTACCTAGTGCTACTCAAGCAGTAGTATCTACTATTGCTGTATGCAACCGTGCTGCGACAGCAGCAACATTTCGTATTGCTGTACGCCCTGCTGGTGCAACGCTAGCCAATGAGCATTACATTGCATACGATGCACCTATTGCAGCAAACAACAGCACATTCATTACTGTTGGTATAACACTTGCAACAACTGATGTTGTTACCGTGTATGCATCAACTGCTGACCTTTCATTTTCTGCATTCGGAAGCGAGATTTCATAATGGCTGTATCAAATTTAGTAGCATCATCTGGTGCGGTTGTACTTCCAGGTTCTGCCACATTAAACACACAAACATTTACATCTTCTGGAACATTTACTGTACCATCTGGAATTAAAACAGTAGAAGTTACACTTGTAGCAGGAGGTGGCGGAGGTGGTAGTGGAGCCTCTGGTGTTGCAGGTGCAGGTGGTGGTGGTGGTGAGGTGCTTCGTGAAATTGTAAGTGTTTCAAGTACATCTACTGTAACCGTAACTATTGGTGGCGGAGGTGCTGGTAATACAACATACGGCACTGGAGCATTTGGTAGTGGTACTGGCTCTGGAAACCCTGGAACAAATGGAACTGACTCTACTTTTGGTTCATTGTTAACTGCCGTAGGAGGTGGTGGTGGAGGAGGAGCCGCAACACAAAGTATTGCTGAAAGAGCAGCAGGTAAAAGCGGTGGCTGCGGTGGTGGCAGTGGAGTATCACAAGCAATAGGTGACTCTAAAGCAGGTGGCGGTGGAGGAGGCGCTGGTGGAAATGCCATAGGTCAATTTATTGGAATGCCCAATGGTCAAACTTTTACACCATATACACAAACACCTGGTGTTGGAAAAAATGGTGGTAGTGGTGGTTACGGATTTGGCGCAAATAATAACTCTTACAATTTAGTAGGCGGACCAGGAAAATTTGGTTATGGTGGTGGGGGTAATGGTGGCTTAAATGGTAATTCATCAAGTAACTTTACTCAACCGTCATCTACTTTATCAGGCGGTGGAGTAGGTTCAAATACAGGAGCAGGTACTAATGCAACCGCAGGAACTGCAAACACTGGTGGTGGTGGTGGAGGAGGAGCAGACAATACTTCAACTTCAGGACCAGGCAAGAATGGTGGTTCAGGAATTTGTATAGTTAGGTGGTATTCATAATGGCGCACTTTGCAGAAATAGATTCTAATAATAAAGTACTAAAAGTTATTGTTGCAGATACTAAAGAATGGTGTGAAGAAAATCTAGGTGGTACTTGGATTCAAACTTCATATAATGCCACTATTCGTGGCAAGTTTGCTGGAGTAGGTGACACTTGGGATGGCACTAACTTTGTATCACCAGTAGTAGAAGAAACAGAATAATACATATCCCTGAGCACGGATTGAAACTGCTCAACTAATTTTTCTATCTAAGGAGTAACGTGGCTGGTCGTGATATTACCGAAGAGATTGCAGTACCCATTGGTGTTGCAACAACTACTGGTCTATGGCAAAACACTGATGTTGCCTATGACGTAGCACTTGGTGGTCTTCCATTTATTTATGCAATCAGTGATGCACGTCCTTATACACGTCAGACTGCACCATTTCGCAAAGACCAATTTGATAATGGAGCAGAGCCAGGCGAGCAATCTCTAACTGGTTGGTGGTTACGTTCACAAATGTCATTCCACTCTGGAACAGGTATCAAGTTCTTTGACCCTGCAACCACTGATGAGAACGGTAAGTATCGCTTTGCTGACAGCAAGGGTGTAGATGTCTGGACAAAGGGTGAAACAACTCTACTTAAATCAGTATCCAATGCACACATCACTACTGGTGCAATACGTTCTAATGGTCGTCCCTTCCAATCTGTTCGCTCTATTGAATGGAATGGAAACAAAGGCGTACTGCTACACGATGAGTATGATGTAGACAAAGTTGATTTAACTGGCACAGAGACACACTTTATTAACTATAACGCTGGTGTAGATGCTGCAGTTTATAGCATCTGCGATGATGGAACTACAGCCTACTGGATTACTAACTCATCAACTAAAAAAGAAGTATACAAGAAGGCACTTACTTTAGATTACACAACCGCTGGTACCTTAATGTTTGATGAGATTGGTCTAATCTCTAATGCAATTATGGAGTATGTCAAAGAACGTATCGTATTGTGTGCTGACAACAAAGTCTATGAGTTCTCAGGTGCAGCAGTTGCTATGCCTACACCTGTCTATACTCACCCAGTTGCTAGCCACGTATATACAAGTATTACTGCTTCAGGTCCTGCAATCTATATTGCTGGATACAATGGTATTCAATCAACTATTCAAAAGTTTACACTATCTACCGCTGGAGTAATGCCAACTCTTACCTCAGCAGTTGTAGCAGCAGAACTACCTGTCGGTGAAATTGTTCACTCAATCAAGTATTACCTAGGTTATATGATGATTGGTACTAACAAGGGTATCCGTGCTGCAGTTGTATCTGACCAAGACGGTTCAATCAACTATGGTCCACTTATTGTGGAAACTGACCAACCTTGCTATGACTTTGCTTTCCGTGACCATTATGCCTGGTGTGCTACATCTGTCAATGGTGAGCCAGGGGTAATTCGTGTTGACCTCAGCAATGAATTAGAACCACTGCGCTTTGCTTACGCTAATGACATCTACTATGCAGAAGTAACTGGTCGTCACACAACTGGATGTGCATTCCTTAATGGCACAGACCAACTAGCCTTTACTTCACAAGCCTTGACAAAGGGCACCTTAGTTGTCAATAAGGCTAAGACTTCTAATGTAGTAACTCTAACTACATCTACAGCACACGGCTTAGCCGTTGATGATGTTGTCTGGATTGAAGGAGTTACTGCAGTATCTGGTTCTAACTTTAGCAGTACTACATCTACATTTACTGTAACTGCCGTACCAACAACAACTACATTTACTTACACCCTAGCAGGGGCAGATGTTGCATCAACTGCAGTTTCTTCTACTACTGCTAAGGTCCAATCACCTGGTGCTATCTACCTAGAGTCAGCATCTACTTTACTTGAGTCAGGATACATAACCACAGGTTACATCCGCTATGGAACATTAGAACCTAAGAACTTCAAGCGTCTTCTTGGACGCGGTAATTTCACTTATGGTTCTCTTAGTCTTCAAACCATAGATAAATTTGAAAACCCCCCTTACGACCATATTACGTATGATTCAGGGACGGCACCTATTGAGGTATCAACTAATACTCCCGAAACAGCACAAGAGTATGTAGCATATAAATTTGTTCTTACTCGTGATACAACCGATACATCAAAAGGTCCAGTCTTTCAGGGCTACCAGGCTAAGGCAACTATTGCTACTCCACGCCAACGTGTGATTCAATTCCCAGTCTATTGTTTTGATGTAGAAACTGACCGTTACAATGTGGTGACTGGTTATGAAGGACGTGCTTCAGAGCGTATTCTTGCACTAGAAGAAATAGAAGCAGGTGGAGACGTAGTTAACTGGCAGGATTTATCTACCCAAGAAATTCGTCAAGCAGTAATTGAACAAATCACATTCAGCCGTATGACTCCGCCAGACAAGAGATTTGATGGCTTCGGAGGAATACTTACCATAACCGTCAGGACTGTGTAATGACAGCAGCAGATTGGGCTGGGCTTGTTGTCTCAGTCGTAACAATAATAATTAGTTTCGGTGCAGCAACACGCTGGTTAGTTAAACACTACCTAGAAGAGTTGAAGCCGAATGGGGGCAACAGTATGAGGGACTCCGTGAACACCAACACCGAGAGGCTTAACCGAGTTGAACAAAGAGTTGACCAAATCTACGTCCTATTATGCGAGAGTAAGAAATAGTTTAGCAGTTTGTTTTATAGCATTTAATTTTTTGTTCTTAGTTCCACCAGCATATGGTGAGGAATCACTTCCAGAAGTAACAACAATAGTTACCAATGGTGGAGATGATGTTTCTTATCAGATACCACTGACAGTATCGGTTGTTTATGATGGTGTTACTTATGAGAACGTATACGCAACAACCAACTCAGTCATTACTTTTGGTAGACCAGATGGAACATATTGGACATATCCAACAACCCCATCTATCTCTATTGAATCTAAAGACTGGTGGGTATTGCCTCAACAAATGCCAGACACTCACTTTATTATCAATGTAAGTGAAGGTGGCTTTCAGGTAGATGGTAACTATCGTCCATACGGTACCTTTACTGGAGATACAACCAGCATTATTATTACTGCACAGATTCAAACAGATGGAACTGTTGCATATAGTTATGCAGTTGCTGGTCCACTAGCAGGTAACGAAAGAACTGGTGCAGTACTTACTGATGGAACTGTTGTTCCTTTAGAAGAAGTAAATATTATTCAGGTTGAAGAGGCTCCTGTTTTAGAGCCTGAACCTGTTGCACCTGAACCAGAGCCTGTTGTGCCTGAGCCAGAACCCGTTCCTGTTGAACCAACTCCCGTTCCAGTTGTGCCACCATCTCCTGAACCTGTGACACCCCCAGTGTATATCCAAGAACCAGAGATAGTAGAGCCGCCGATAGTAGAACCAGAAATTCCACCATCACCGACTCCAGAACTTGAGCCAGAGCCAGAACTTGAACCGACTCCAGTTGAGCCTGAGCCTGTCAATGAAGAACCTGAACTTGAGATTGAACAACCTGAACCTCCTGTAGAAGAAACTGAAGAACCAATAGTACAGGCAGATGAGATTGATTTAGAAACACTTTCACCTGACACGCCAGTTGAATTATCTAATGGTGTGGTAATTACAGCAGAACAAGCAATAGCAGTTCAATTATTACAAGACCCAGCAGCATTGCTTCAAGAATTGTTTACAGACCCTGGCGCAGCCTTTGCTGCTCTTGGTTCCGTAGGGGCGGATATGACCGAAGAAGAGCGAGAAGAATCTGAAAAGGTAATTATCGCAGCAGTAATTGCAGGAAACATAGCCACTACAGCAGCCACCTCAGCAGCAGGTGCTGCAGCAATCAGGAGAAAACCATAATGAAAAACTTCTTTTCAGATATAGCAAACCAACTATGGACACTACTAGGTATGTTCATTGCTTGGGTTGTACTAGAGGGTTCAGCAAAGACAGTAGTCGGCTACGCCATCTTTGGTTCAACAATTATCTGGGCAGTCACATACAACCTACGTAACCCAAAGGACGAATAATGAAATCACTAAACAACGTACTGATGCGTATTGTTGCAGTCTTTGCTGCATCAGGTCTATCAGTAATCGGTGCTGGCGCAATCGCTGGCGTTGACACAATCACAGCAGTAACAGTTGCTGGTCTTACAGCAGTAGCAGCAGTAGTAGAGAAGTTGGCTCGTGCATTTATGGACGACGGCAAACTATCACTTGATGAAATCAATGCTGCATTCTCAGCAGTTGACAAGGGTGCAAAGACTGTAGCAGATGTTGAAGTTGAGGCACGTTATGCAGCAACAGCAGCAGCGACAGTTGCAGCAACAGCAGTAGCAGTAGAAGTAATCCCAGATGATGAGGATTATAACTAATGGCTACAAGGGGAACGGCAGCAGCAATCATTGAGGTTGCTCTAAAAGAAGTCGGAACCATTGAGGGTCCAAAAGATAACGAAACAAAGTACGGCAAGTTTATGAAGGCTAACTTCTTAGCGTGGTGTGGCTCATTCGTAAATTGGTGTGCCAACGAAGCAGGAGTTAAAGTACCTAATACTGTATCCACAGTATCTGGTGCCGCTGCATTCAAGAAGATGAAGACTTGGTTTGAGGCTGACTGTGGTCAGACCCCACAACCAGGTGATATTCTATACTTTGACTTTCCTGGAGATGGCGTAGATAGAATCTCTCACGTTGGTATCTGTACAGGTATAGACTCTGACGGAGTAGTAACTACTATTGAAGGCAACACTTCTGGAAAGAAGAAGGGAAGCCAACGCAATGGTGGTGAAGTTTGTGAACAGGTTCGTGCATTTAAGAAAAACAAAAAAGGTGTTCTTGTTTCCATCGTTGGTTGGGGTCGTCCTAACTACGAAGGAAATGAAGTAACAGCAGAGGTCCCAGTACCTGAAAAACCAGCATTTCCTGGACGTATTAAGCCAGGAGATAAGGGTGAAGGAGTTAAGATAGTTCAGAGAGCACTTGGTCTAAAGGCAGATGGAGATTACGGTCCTATCACTAAGGCTAATGTCATCAAGTTCCAAGACAATCACGACATCGTTGACAGCAATGGCATCGTTGGTCCAAAGACTTGGGCAGAACTAATCAAATTCCTTTAATCAAACTAAGGAGAAACAATGAAGGCACAAGCAATCGCAATCGCTAGCACATACTTTCGTGCAGCATTCGCAGCAGTGACGGCGCTATACCTTGCAGGAGAGACAGAACCAAAGACTCTGGCTCTAGCATTTGTAGCAGCATTCGCTGGTCCAGTACTTAAGGCTCTTGACACCAATAGCCCTGAGTTCGGACGTGGAAGTAAGTAACCTAGAGTACCGATTAAACGCCTTCTGAGGCGATTTTAAGACACTTAGACCCCTGTTTGTAGGTAATCCCTACAGATGGGGGTCTTTTTGTCTTATTCTCTCAATCCAAACCTGATAATCCTTGGACAGTAATTTGTACTCGCCAGTATATTTGGCAAGGAATCTATCAATGGCTGGCTTAGGGGTGAGTTCAGGTGTTAAATCCTCACCCCACCTGTAGTCATCAAAAGCCATAATGCCACCAGGCTTGAGAAGTTTCCACGCATTCTCTGCATCCTTAGCAACCTGATGGGATGTGTGGTCACCATCAATGTAGATGAAGTCAAACCTGCTTTCATTCTTGCCAGCAAAGTACTCATCGCTAGTCATCTTTAGGCGTATGGTTGACTTAAAAATACCAAGGCGTTCTTCGTAATACTCAAACACCTGGTCAAAGTTTATCTTCTCGTGCTCCTGCTCTGCTGACCCTTTCCAGGTGTCAACGTCATATAGCCACGAGGTTTTGTCTGTGAGTATATTCTCGCATAACCACACGCTGGCATCGCCAGTGTATGCACCAATCTGCAAAAACTTAAGGTTAGGTTGACCAGCCAGATGGGTCAGGTGATTCTCAAAATTGTACTGCTGACCTACGAACCAGTTGGGAAAGTTGGGCGTGTCATTTTGCATTAGGTATCCTGTCTGTGTATAATTAATTATATAATAACATAATTAAATATATATAGGCGCTAAGGCGCCATATAATAATATATATAATTATATATTATATTCAACTGAATATTAGATAGTTCTCTTGTGTTGAGTACTCTCCTGTCCTCCACAGGAGGACTATCTAACACTACTAGACAGGAGCAAGTATGTTTAACAAAGAACTCAATGAATTAATTACAGAACTTACTGATGCAATTTATCTGCTAACAGAAAATATTGCTTCACTTAAAGAAGACATTGCTGAATTAACTTCGGAATTGCTAGATGATTAAACTTGACTCATATGAGTTACCAGCACACGTTTCTTACTCAGCCTTCACAACATTTCTAACCTGCGGTTACCAGTACTACCTAGGTAGATTGCTACAAGTTCCTGAAGAGCCAAGCATTTGGTCTGCAGGTGGACGAGCATTTCACTACGCAGCAGAATTGTATGACCTAGAAAATGAATGAACTCTGGGACAAGGCTTGGGCTAAAGAGACTGAAGGCTTAGACTTAACTACTGCTCGCAGAGCAGGACGTGCTACTAAAGAAAACCCAAACAAGGAAGATGCTGTTTGGTGGAATACACAGGGTTCCAAGTGGGTAGATAACTACATTGCTTGGCGCAAGAATAATCCTAACTGGAAAATCTGGACAACCCCACAAGGTGCACGTGCCATTGAGTTGGAGTTGAATCCAGTGATAGCGGGAGTTCCAGTTAAGATGTTCATTGACAGAATCTTTGAGGTTAACGGACAACTTGTGATTGTAGACCTCAAGACATCGGCACGTCGTCCTACCTCTGACTTACAACTTGGCTTCTACAAAGTGGGAGTTGAGATGATGTTGGGGGTAGAAGTCAATCTCGGAAACTACTGGATGTCTCGTGAATCTGGGACAGGAGAGATGATTAACCTAAGTAGATATACCCAAGACACCCTTGAATATTTCGTGGATGGCTTTGATAAGGCTCGCAAGGCTGGTATATTTCTACCGAACCTACAATCGTGCAGTTACTGTGGACTCACAGAGCACTGCCAATTCACAAAAGGAAAATAATGACAATAGAAAACTGGAAGTTACAAGTATCAGTTAAGTCACCTAATGGTGATTTGATTAACGTCCGTGCTAATACTGCGGATGAACTAAGCGTTCTACTTGAGGGTCTAGCAGATTACTCAACACAGATTGCTGCAACATCTAAGGCGGTAGCAGCGGCATATACCGTACTCCCTTTATCAACTGGCGCTTCCACACAAGACACAACGCCAGCGCCATTCTCGTCAGCGCCCCAGGCGCCAACAGCATCACCTACGGGTGGGTTGAGCAACCCAACTTGCGTGCACGGAGCACGAATCTTCCGCCAGGGAGTAAGCAAGACGACGGGGAAACCTTACGCATTCTGGGCTTGTCCAACACCACAGGGGACACCAGACCAATGCAAGCCAGCAAACTAGTTCAACAAGAACTAGAATAAGAATTGGTTGAGGGGTAGTTATTAGGGGAAGGTGATTACCCCTCTTCCAACTTAAGACAGGAGACGCACGTTAAAACTTTAGTAAGAAGTATCGGAAGGTCAGACATAGGTGGAGAACCGTTGCCCTCTGTCTTCAAAACATTTGATGCAAATAAAATTATATTTCGTAGAGCAGAAGTCTCTATGCTTGCAGGTGTACCAGGAGTAGGTAAGTCAACTCTTGCCTTAGCGTTAGCACTAAAGATGAGAGTGCCAACTCTGTATATATCTGCAGATACCAACGCCCACACTATGGCTATGCGTATTGCTTCAATGATTTCAGGTAAGAATCAAACAGATGTAGAACTGCTAATGGCTAATGATGTTGGTTGGACTAAGGCTATTCTTGAGAAGAGTAACCACATTGTCTGGTCATTTGATTCAAGCCCTACATTGCAGGATATTGACGAAGAAGTCCAAGCCTTTGAAGAACAATGGGGTTGTCCTCCTACTGCAATCTTTGTAGATAACCTAATGGATATTGCCACAGATGGTGGCGAAGAGTTCGCATCTATGCGTGCGATTATGAAGGAGTTAAAGTATCTTGCTCGTGCAACTAACGCTGCCATCATTATTCTTCATCATACTTCTGAGGGTGTTATGGGTAACCCTTGCCAACCACGCTCTGCCCTTCAAGGAAAAGTAGCACAATTACCTGCTTTGATTTGCACCCTTGGGGTTGTTGGTACTTCTATGGCTGTTGCTCCTGTCAAGAATAGATATGGGCGTGCCGATGCCAACGCAAACCTGACTTGTTGGCTATCATTTAACCCTGAATATATGTATATGGAAGACATACCAGAGAATGGATAAGGAATGATAAGAGAAGAAGAAGACGATATGACGCAAGAGATGCGTGCATTCGTCTTACTTGAAATGAAACAAGAGACTGCTAAGTTGATTCAAAAGATTGAGTCAGCAAAAATACCAGTTACTGATGAGTGGACTGAAGGCGTTAACGCTGGATTAAATTGGGCTGTTCGTATTATAAGTAAGGACAAGAGTGCAACCTAGTGGCTAATCCTAATGGGCGCAAGGGCGCACAGTTTGAAACAGATGTAATGAAATGGCTCCGCAAGATGGGTGCTATGGCAGAGCGTCTGACGAAGGCTGGTGCAAAGGATGAAGGTGATATGGTTGTGATGATTGCAGGTCAGTCATACATCTTTGAACTTAAAAACCGTGCGACATTATCTTTGCCAGAGTTCTGGCGTGAAGCAGAAGTAGAAGCAGTTAACTATGCTAAGGCTAGAGGACTTAAAGATGTTCCATTGCATTATGTAATAGTTAAAAGAAGAAACGCTGGGATTGAGAACGCTTGGGTGATTCAAGATTTAGGTCAATGGTTGAAGGAGAAACAAGAATGCCAATAGCAATACGACCATTAACAAAGTTAAAGAGGTCTAAATTTAAGAAGAATTACCTATCCTCTAATAAACGCTGGGGTCAGGTAGTAGTTACATATAAGGAGACGACAGGGGATGTTAAAAATTGACAATGACCTACCAAGTATCAGAGAAGTTCTTATCCACTACGGAGCGAACTTACGACAAACTCACGGGCAAGTTAATCTCAAGTGTCCTTTCCATTCCGACACGCACCAATCTGGAAGTGCGAATCTCAACGATAACATATTCATCTGCTTCGCCTGTGGAGTCCAAGGTAACAGTTTACAAATTATCGCACAACGAGAAGGGGTAAACATCCGTGAAGCAAAGTCAATCGCAGAAGGATTTACTACGCAAGGCAACAACCAAGTACGCGGGAAACATCTTTCAGGCTCAAAGTTACCTAGCAAGCAGGGGAATACCAATAGAAGCAGCACGTCTGGCGCAATTAGGCGTAGTCGCGGAGCCTGAGATTGGTCACGAACAATATGCTGGAAGACTTTCAATCCCTTACATCACTAAGACTGGTGTTGTAGACCTAAGATTTCGCTCTTTAAACCCTGCTGTTGAGCCTAAATATATGGGTTTAACAGGTGCTGAAACCAAGATGTATAACGTCCTAGATATTGATAGGGCTGGTGATTTTATTGGTGTATGTGAAGGTGAACTAGACACAATTACTATGTCTAGTTGTATTGGTATACCCTGTATTGGTGTACCTGGAGCCAACAGTTGGAAGAAGCATTACACAAGATTGCTTGCCGACTTTGAACGGGTATTTATATTTGCAGATGGTGACCAACCAGGCACAGAATTTGCACGAAGTTTGGCTAGAGAATTACCAGTAACAATAGTTCAACTCCCCGAAGGCGAAGATGTAAACAGTATGTACGTGTCAAACGGGGCACACTACTTTAGGGATAAGATTGAAGTAAAATAATTTGGACTACGATTTTGATGAAGAGCCACACAATTACTGCAATGAATGTGACACACAGTTTGACGATTCATTTCAGTTAATAGACCATTTGCTAGAAGATGATGAAGAGTTTGACCCTTACTATCTGCTACCCAATGCATTTAAACTTCACTTGGGTTCTCTGTTAAGGTTTATGTATATCCACGCAGATGAACCAGAACAGATTAGGATGATTAGTCAATCAACTTATGTGACTCTATTCGCGGCAGAAAATGGCTATGACCTAGTAGATGAACTGGTTGAGGATATGATTGTCAAGTCTGCGGTGCAGAATATAGATGAAGAGATAAGAAAATTACTATCAAAGGATACCAATGAAGAAGGCGGAGCGTGAAGAGATATGGCAGATTATAACCCATCTGGTAGAACAAGGCTTGAACGTCAAGACGTACTCAGTAGAGGACAAAACTCTGATAGTAACAATTCACATTCCGATACTAACTGGGCAGAATTTGAATTAAATGTAAGAGATGTGATGCTAGAACTAGGTGACCTGCTCATCAAGAAACACAAAGATTATGGACCAAAGAATATTAGCAACTCTCCCTATGGTGCTACCAATGGTCTTGTTGTCCGTATGTGGGACAAGATTGCACGCATTGTAAACCTCACCAAAGACGGCAAGAAGGTAACGGCAGAGAACGAACCTCTTGAGGATTCCTTCAAGGACATAGCAAATTATGGTATAATTGGGCTACTCGTGCTTAGAGGGAAGTGGGATAATTGATTGAAAGAACAAGAGTTATTTGACTGGCTTAAGTCAGAACATTACTCGGATTTAGAGCACTCCCCCAATGAGTTTGATGCCTTTGATTGCACAACACACGAACATAAGATGTTTATTGAACTTAAATCACGCAAGACTCACTACCCATCCCTGCTTATAGAGAAAATAAAGTTTGACTTCTTGCTTGAGCAAGCACGCTTGCTACAATATGAACCATATTATATTAACTACACACCAGAAGGTGTCTTCTCTTTCCATCTTCACTCAGTTGGTGATATAGATTGGCAAGATAAATGGCTACCAATTACTACTGAGTTTGCTAATAAGAATAATAAAATGAAGATGGTTGGCTTTATTCCTGTTGAAGTTGGGGTTAAACTCTGATGGAATGGGAACGCATACAACGCTGGGAATATATAGTTGATGCTGTCGGTGCTGAGTACCACAGGAAGTTTAACATTGATGCTGAAGATATACGTCAGATATTATTCCAATGGTTTGTTGAGCACCCAAATAAGTTAGATACTTGGGAGGCTATCGGTGAGAAGGATGCAAAGAACTTAATCTATCGTAGCCTACGCAACCAAGCATTAGATTATTGTCAGGCTTGGAAGGCTAAGTCTGGTGGGTATGAGACATCTGATTTGTTTTATTATGAAGGCGATATGGTTGAGGCTTTGTTGCCCTCTGTCATCAGAGGTGAAATGAGTATTACTCAAAAGTTAAACCTTGCTGGTGGTGGCAGACCCTCTGCTCCATCTGAAGGTGGCAACCTTATGGCTATGATGATTGAGATTGATGCTGGGTATTGGAAGTTACCTAAAGATGACAGGAAGTTATTGTTCCTACGCTATGCAGAGACAATGGACTTTGGTGACATCGCAAGTGAAATGGAATTAGGTTCAGAAGATACTGCACGAATGAGACACAAGCGTGCAATACGCAAATTAATCAATAAAATAGGGGGTTTTAAGCCCTATCGTGATGATGACTTTGAAGTTCAATCATCCTCTGATAGTGATGCCTCTGCTGGGTCTACATACAAAGCCTCTGAATAGTTGTCGTAGAACTCTTCAATCTCTTTACCACTAGCAAACTGTAAGGTGTCATTTTGTGGCGCACAATTAGTGCAACCACCGTTCTCACATACTTCACACATCTTATCCTCCTGTACTGTAGAAACCTGTGCCATTAAACTTTACTGCTGGTGCTGAGTATACTCTGCTCATTATCATTTGACAACAACTTGGCTCTCTGTCTTCACCAAACCCACGCTCAAACTCTATTGTGATTCCACATTTATCACACTTGTAATCATAGGTTGGCATTAACTATCCCAATCAATCGGTGTTGGTGCTGTGCTAATCGTTCCACAATCTTTGCAGGTCTGGTTTAAATCATACCAAGCAACATCTCGTTCAGTATCATCCCACATTACATTGATGGTAAAGACTTTACAACCACAGATACACGCTGTGGTAGGAATACCTCTCAAATCCATTTTCAATACCAGTTCCTGCGTAAACTATGCGACCAAGCCTTGCAGGGGGTGCCGTAGCGATGTCCGATGTAGCGATAGGCTCTTAGTATCTGTGTCGCTGGGTCTTGAGACTTCTCTTTTAGTACCTGTCCTATGCCGTAGGCGGTGGACTTAGGGTTGTTTGCAAAATGGTCAAAGCGACTTTCTTTTGTGAACAATTTTACAATGCATTGTTGCTGAGTTTTGTTCCAACCATAGCCAACTTGGGCAAAGTTCATAGCCATTTTTTTATTGGCTCTCTTCTCTTCCATAGTTGCCTTAGTTCTTTGAACAGGCTTCTCGTGCTTGCTTATCTTTATCTCCACATCAACTGTCTTGTTAATTGGAAATGAAATCAGGGCAATAACTAAAACAGATACTGCTAGTAGTCTTGTTGTCATCAGGCTATCTTACCAAGTTCAGCAGCAACATTGTGTCTGTGTCGCTTTTCAGCCGTATAAATCTCAGGATTTTCCCTATTTGTCAGTAGTTTATAGCGTTCTGACATCAATAAACCACCCCAAATGGTGCCCCAACCACCCCAATACTGAATGTTTTCTGAGTCAAGTCCTTCTTGTAAGCACTCATTCTTTACGGGACACCTACGACAGATTGTAATTGCTTCAACACTACGCAACACCTGCAACCTTTGCTCGTCTGCAAACCTAGCGTTCTCGTAGTGCCATAGGTCAGGGTCAGGGTGATTGTTACAACTTCCGTCTTTATGCCAACTCTTATCTCGCATTTTGGTACCCTCTCCACGACTTCCAGTATGAAATCCATTTTCTATGGTAGCGAATTGCCAGCATAGTTAGTATAAGTAAAGTTGCCACTATCAAACAGCCCGCAAGTGGCGAACCTGTAATACATTCTCCGCTTCTGAGTGGTGGATGTCCTCATAACCAACCTCACTTCTTGATTGGTGAGAGTAAAGCCATTCATCTTGGTGCGCTGGTGTCATAGCATTCCAAATTGGGGGTAGTTCTGTGCCCTCTGGTAGCCAGACATTAACAACACGCACACCTTCAACCTTATAACTTATCTGAAATTGTCTATCCGTTGTATCCGTCATCTTCAAACTCCGTTTCACTAGTATGTTCTTCTTCGCACTTAGGGCATTTCCACTCTGCGTACACATAGCAGACATCGTGCTTGTATTCTTTGGTGCAAGGAACCTCTCCCGTCCAACCGCAATCACAATCAAACTCCCACACATCATCGTAAGTCTGAGCGAAAGTAGCGGGGTCTCCTGTCATCCACATTGGCTCACTCATTCTTGTCTTCAATCTCCTTTAAAAGTTCCTGTCTGATAATTGAAAGTTCAATCAACCTATTAGCACCATCTATAAGTGCCGTCCAACTTACTTCTTCAGTTTCCTGTTCCACATTGTCCCCACTTTCCTAGTTTGTTTTCTTTAGCGTAGTAGTACGCCCTTAGTATGTCAAGGGAATGGACTCCCCTTTTGCCATTGTAAAAGTAAGGCACTCCTGCCCCCTGTCGTACCATTTCAACATTTAAATTCTGCTTTCCAACATAGAGATAGGCTAGTTTCCTGCCGTACTCATCCCTTTTGTTTAGGGTTTTGTCAGTCACCACAGATACGCTTGCCTTACCTATCAGTTTTTTAAGTAAGGCTTTTGCTTCATCGTGATAGCACTCCCCTATTTCGGGTGTGTCTATCTGAACCAGTCGCACTCTGTCATTGCCATACCTAATCGTGTCTCCGTCTATTACAACAGGATTAAAGATTAAAGATAGGGCTAGAACAAGCACCTATAATCCTTGCTCTCTGTTGTGCTCAATCATCTTATCCATAGCGCAATCATCACAGACTGGTTCAATCCATACATCACTTCTTGCAATCTCCCAACCGCAAAAGGTACACACCACCATTGGTTGCTTTAACATCTCTTGCTTGTTCATTAGTAACTCCCGTCCTTAGTAGATACCCAACCACACCCGTCACAGGTAACTTTGCCTTCCATTGTCTGACTGTCTCCTGTCATTACTCTTGCACATACCCAGCATTTTCCATAACTCATTTTCTATACTCCCGTCCGTGTTCGCATTCGTTGATAGGGTACAAACAATCCCCACAGATAGCAAGCCTAGGGCAATCATCGTATGGAAATTGTTCCTGCTCTTCACAAGCACACCAATTAAATTGTGCCACTTGCTTGGCGTGTGTAAGTTCTGCTAAGTCGCTCCAATACATAACTTCTTGGCTCATACTTCACACTCCAACATAGTGCCCCAGCACCAACCGTTATCAACCCACCATAAGTTTGCTGATACTTGCCACAAGCCCCACAGGGCTAAGGCTAGGGCAATCCCTACTACTATCTTTCCTCTTCTAGTTAGCATTACGCATTAACCCCTCTTCTAGGTAGTCACTTATCGCATTGACTACATCGCCTCTGTCTGCATTAGTGGTGAGAATAAGTTCAATCCTCACAATTTCGTTGCCTTCTGTATCGTGCTCAATGTCTCCTGTCTTGTACTCCCACTCATCCCAAAGTTTCATTCTGCCGTCTCCATTTCATAACCCGTAATAATCCACGCACTATTGAGAATCGCACTCTGCCACTCTCCACAATGCTCGCAAGAATAATCTGCATTTATCGTGGAAAGTACCAACCCACGCAATCCACAGAATCTACATTTATCCATTATGCACCCACCTTCACGGGTAATAACACCCGATAAGATAGCCCGCACTTATGCGTAGCGGTATCTTCAGTAAATACCCAGTCGCTTGCCTTGTCGTATCCTAAGAATGACCCGCGAACACTCCCGCCTTCTGTCGCTAGATAAACTCCCACCGTGTTGCTTTCAATTACGGGGCGAATGTCTCCAACATTTAACCGACCCGCTTTAACACCATTGGCTAAGGCTAGGGTTTCCAACTTAACGCCCTCTGTCTGCAATGCTCGCTTAAAGTCTGATAGATTTTTCATTATGCACCAACCATTGTGTTAGCAATAGCCCGTCGGACATAGTTTTGGTGCTTGCTTGTGGTAACGCTAAACTTCTGCGCCACACAATACCAACCTTCTGCACTATGCCACGCTATCGGCGTGCGGTAACTCATAACTACATAATCTATGGAATCCTTTACGCTTTCATACCGTGCCACTTCTTCACTATCTAATCGCCCGTAGGTATTCGTGCGCCCGTCTAATCCTTCAAGGGCACTAGCCCTAAAGTCTAAGCGGTTAGTGATGTAATACTCTGAGTCTCTCTGATTTATCTGCTTCACTTTATAGTCTCCCGTCTATGCCTTGCTAGGTAGATTTTCTACCCGTGCCCTATGGTGTCGCGAACACCGTGCCCCCGTCAAGGGTTAGGGCTTGTGAGTTACCTCACGCTTCTTGCAACTGCTTCACTATCCAATAGCGGTGCAATTCTGCTAGTTCCAAATTCTCTAGCATCCATTCGTAGTGCTTGCGCTTCTCTTCCGTCATCATTCCCCCTCACAATCGTGTCCGTAATACCACTCTTCCGCTTGCATTTCGTCTAGTAGGTCAAATACCCGTGAGCATTCAACACACTTAGCCTTAGTCTGTATTTTCATTACTTAGCCCCTTTCAATTCCGTGCAATCTGCACACCATAGATACTCATTCACAATCTCGCTTAGGCGTATCTTTCCCTCTGTAATCTCTCCGCTAGTCTCCAAATCGTCTAACTCTCTAAGATGAGTCTCACATATCCAGGGACGGTAGTAAATACCCGCAAAAGGTAGTGTAGTCATTAGTTATTCCCCCTAAACTTACGGGCACCCTCTAGGTCACCCTTAGACTCTAGCCATACCGCGCAACACTCACCGCATAACCCGTCATAGAATGAGAGGGTAGTTAGCCCACTTACTACATACTTAGCGGGGTTGATGTCGCATTTATCGCAGACATACGCGATACCGTCTGCTCGCAGATTTTCTAGGGTAGTCATTACTTGCCCCCTAAATAGTCGCGTAATTCTTCTTCACTATCTGCCCATACGGTAAATGAGCCTTGCGGTGTCAATACTTGCCATAATATCTCACCGTCTCTTGCATCTACTATTTCGTACTCAATCATTTTTCTAGTCTCCCGTCTAGTGAGTATCTCCCGCCTAGTGACTTAACTCTCCCACGCTTGTATTGTGATGTCAATAGTATTTCGTGTGAGTTACATCACACTCGCGGTATCTGTCTAGTAGTTGAAAGTTCAATCACTCTTCCCCGATTCAATTACTTATGGTGTGCAATTCTATTTATTATGGCGACCCGTTTATTCACGGGGAGATAGTCGCTCAACATAAGTTCATAAGCAATTCAATTTATTTATTACCTTGCACTTCTCTTTCCTAATCCCACCCCTATGGTGGGTATACATACACATAGGTAAGTGTCTAAGTGTCTACAATAGGGTGAGAGTTAGGCATTATGACCCCAGGGTGTTTAAACCTACGGTTTAGATATACAGTACTCTCACCCAATAATTTTCTGTTATATTAGGGGTCATATATACTCTGACCAGCACTTTTGCCCCAGAGGGCAACTATTTTAAAAATATATTAAAACAAGTTGTTCGGTTTTACCCGTTCCAACGGGTTATCTATATATGTAGTTTAAAACTACAAGTTCAAACGAACTTCGTCGTTTTGGACTCCTCGTTCGTTATATATATTATATAAATATATAACCTACTACGTAGGAAACAGCCAGTAGTCTGCCGTTTAACAGGTAGCGTTATAATACCGATTTAAGGGGCAATTTATGGGACGTAAACCAGGGATACAAAACATACCAAAGGGCGAAGCCCAAGAGAAAGTTCTCATCCAATTAGGTCAAGGTTCAACCATTACTGCTGCTATGGCATCTGTTGGACGAAACGATGTGACCTTCCGTCAGTGGTCAATGAACGACCCTGACTTCAAGGCTAGAGCAGATAAGGCTCGCCTGGCGGGTAAGGGAGTTATCGCCGACTTAGGTGACCTCAAGCAAATCTCTTACCCTGACTTTTCGGAGCAGTTCTTAGATACAACCCTGTTCCCCCACCAACTCAACTGGTTGGACTTAATTGAAGGCAACGCCCCTAGGTGGCAACCTGCAGGTATGACCTATGAGCCAGGTGACCCAAAGCGTATCCTAATTAACGTACCCCCTGAACACGCCAAGTCCACAACCATTACAACCAACTATGTCCTCTACAACATAGTGACCAACCCTAACTCCAGAGTCATCATTGTCTCTAAGACCCAGGGTATGGCTAGAAAATTTTTAGGTGCGATTAAGACTCGTCTTAGCCACCCCGCCTATATCAAACTACAGACCGCCTTCGGTCCAAATGGTGGATATAAGGCTGATGCGACTCAATGGTCTGCCGATATGATTTATCTTGGCACAGGTCGCGACTCTGGTGAGAAAGACCCTACGGTTCAAGCCCTTGGTTTTGGTTCTCAGATTTACGGAGCACGTGCCGACTTAATTGTTTTAGATGACGTTGTGATGAACTCAAATGCCCACGAGTGGGAGAAGCAACTTGAATGGCTTCAGAAGGAAGTTATCACACGTCTGGGGCGGCACGGAAAACTGCTTATAGTTGGAACCCGTGTCGCATCCATTGACCTTTATAAAATGATTAGAGATGGTGGGCAATGGACTGGGGGCAAGACTCCCTTTACCTACTGCGCTATGCCAGCGGTATTAGAGTTTGACGAGAAGCCTGAGAATTGGAAAACGCTCTGGTCTCGTACTAACATTCAAGAAAATGATATTGATGAAAAGGGCGACGATGGACTTTATCCGAAATGGGATGGACCCTCTCTATTTAAGAGACGCTCTGAAGTTGCGCCATCTGTCTGGGCTATGGTCTACCAGCAAGAAGACGTCGTTGAGAACTCAATCTTCTCACCAACCTGCGTCGCAGGTAGCGTCAACGGAATGCGAAAACGAGGACCTTTAAAGCCTGGCGTTCCTGGTCACCCAAAGCACGCAGAGTCCACCTATACGGTAATCGGACTTGACCCTGCTATGGCTGGTGCAACTGCTGCGGTAGTGGCAACCTACAATCGCGCCGATGGCAAAATCTATGTTTTAGATTGTGTCAATATGACAGACCCAACTCCTTCCAAGATTTCAAATCTGATTGAAGAGTGGGTACCTAAGTACAAGCCCCAGGAACTGCGTATTGAAATTAACGCCCATCAGAAGGCTTACGCCCTAGATGATGACTTAAGAAACTATCTGGCATCTTATGGATGTCAACTCAACTCACACTTTACAGGTAAGAATAAGTGGGATGTGGGATTTGGTGTTGCTTCAATGGCATCACTATTTGGTAATACCCGTGATGGCAGATTCCAAGATAACAACATTATTGAACTACCAAGCAATGAAGGTTCTGAAGGTCTTAAGACTTTAGTACAAGAACTGATAACTTGGAAACCAGATACTAAAAACCCTACAGACTGCGTTATGGCTTTATGGTTTGCGATTATTCGTATTCGTGAACTTATGCAAACATCTTCACGAGTAGGGCAATACCAACAAAACCGCTGGGCTACTAGAGCACAGAAGGCAAGCAGAGGTTCATTAAATTTAGATGAAGCCTTTGCTGAACAATGGTCAGAAACTTACGGATAGGAAACCAATGGCATTATCAATGGACCAGATAGCAGCACGAGTTCAATCTCTGCGCTATCGCAACAGCGAACGTGATGCTCGCAACCTTGACGTCCTTGCAGTACGCAAGGGAAAGATTGCTGAAGTCTATCCAAACTTCTTCCCAGATGGCGTTGATGCAAACGTAGTTGCCAACTTTATTGACATTGTTGCCCGTGACTTATCTGAGGTAATGGCTCCACTGCCAGCAGTAAACTGTTCTGCTGCCAATGCTGTCAATGACCGTGCTCGTTCTTTTGCTGACAAGCGTACACGTATTGCTTCAAACTACTTCCAGCATTCTGACCTAGCAGTACAAATGTACTCAGGTGCAGACTGGTACATTACATACGGTTTCGTCCCTTTCATTATTGAATTAGACGAAGAAACAAAGATGCCGCGTATTCGCATAGAAAATCCTATTGGGGCTTACCCAGAGTTTGACCGCTATGGACGCTGTGTGGCATTTGCTAAAAGATATATGATGACCCTTGGTGAATTGGTTTCACAATTTCCTGAGTATGAGCGAGAACTGTTTGGTGCCCAAGGCTTCAAGCAGGACTTGAACGCTCAGATTGAATTGATTCGCTATTACGACAAAGACCAGTCAATCATTTATCTACCAACAAAAGACAACTTAATTCTATCTATTGCTAAGAATCCTCTTGGTAAGATGATGGTAGTTGTCGCACGTAAGCCATCTATTGATGGTGAACTACGTGGACAGTTTGACGATGTTCTAGGTATCCAACTTCTTCGCAACCGCTTTGCGTTGCTAGCAATGGAGGCTGCAGAGAAATCTGTACAGGCTCCTATTGTTCTTCCACAAGATGTTCAGGAACTACAACTAGGTGGCGATGCGGTTATCCGTACAGCCAACCCAGCAGGTGTACGCCGTGTAGAACTATCTCTACCACAGGGTGCATTCCAAGAACAGTCACAACTAAATCAAGAATTAAGAGTAGGCACACGTTATCCTGAAGGACGTACAGGAAACATTGATGCCTCAATCGTCACTGGACAAGGCGTACAGGCTCTTATGGGTGCCTTTGACACTCAAGTCAAATCAGCACAAGCAATCTTTGCTGCAGCACTTCGTGATGTTATTAGTATTTGTTTTGAAGTTGATGAATCAATCTATCCAGAAGAAAAGACCATTCGTGGTGTTGACTCTGGTTCACCTTACGAAATTACTTACAAGCCAACTAAAGACATCAAGGGTGATTATTCAGCCGATGTTCGTTACGGAATGCTTGCAGGACTTAACCCAGCCCAAGGTCTTATCTTTATGCTACAAGCACTTGGCGGAGGATTAATCTCTAAGGATATGGCAATGCGTGAATTACCATTCACAGTAAATGTCACACAAGAACTTGAGAAGATTGAAATTGAGAATATGCGCCAAGCATTACTTGGTGGCATTACAGCAATGGCTCAGGCTATTCCTGCGATGGCGACACAGGGACAAGACCCATCAGATATGGTTAACAAGATTGCTGCGGTAATCAAGGCTCGTCAAAAGGGTGTCTCACTAGAAGATGCTATTGAAACGACTTTTGCGCCACAGCAGCAAGTTCCTCCTGCTGGGGATGCAACTATGGTTGAGCAACCGTCCCCTGCTCCCACCGCACCTCCAGCAGGAGGCGCTCCTTCTCCAGAGGGCGCAGCATTACCAGCACCAGAACAAGCACCAGACATTCAAACAATTCTTTCAAGCCTTACCGCATCAGGTAAAGCAGGTGGAAGAGTCGTAACAAGAGGCTAACAAAGTAGGGGACAATGACAACAATTATAGGGCTTGAATATAAAGACAGCGCAGTAATTGTTGCTGATAGCCAGACTACAGATGATAATGGTCGTATCTACAGCCATCCTGATGTCAAGAAGATTGCAGAACGTGGTGCGTTTTTAGTTGCTGGTTCAGGCGAGGTTCTACCTTGCGATGTAGCACAACACATATGGGAACCACCAGCACCTACTAAGGCTGATTACAAAGACTTGTATCACTTTATGATTGCAAAGGCTATGCCTTCTCTAAGAAAATGCTTATCAGAGAATGGTTACAACTTTGATGAAGACAATAAAGAAATGCGGTTTCAGTTTATTATCGCCGTAGGCGGTGAAATATTTGATATAGACCAAGAGTGCTCAGTATCTAAAACTGAAAGCGGAGTCTACGCAGCGGGTTCAGGTGCAGCATATGCACTTGGTGCATTACACGCTGGCGCTGATGCTTACGAAGCAATGGAAATTGCAAGTAAGATTACAGCCTTTACAGCAAAACCTTATTATTCAAAAACACAACCTAAACATATTAAGTAGGAGGAACAATGGCTGAGAATCGTGGGGGCTTTCGCCCAACAGCACCACAGAATAATCCAGCAAATGTTTCTGCAACAGGTGGAGCAGGACAATCTGGAACACAACCTGCACGCTACATTTCAGGTATGCCATATGGCGAGGGACAAGCAACAATGACTCAACAAATGAGTGCTCCTATGGCTGGACCAAACCAATCAGCATCTGCACCAGCGACTAATCCACTTGCTGCAGCAATGCCAGCAGTCACACCTTTAACTGCACCTACAGAGCGCCCTGACGAACCAATTACCGCAGGTATGGATTTTGGTGCAGGACCAGGAAGTGAAGCACTTAACCTACCTGCTGAACGTTCTCTTTCAGAAATTCTTGCTTCAATGATTGATATAGACCCAACTGGGGAAATACAAGAACTTTATGATTTTGTTGCAATAAGAGGTCTTTAATGGCTGAGAAGAAAAGCGACTTAATAAAGATTGCCGAAACTTCTCCAGGGCTTGCAACGGCTGCAGCATCTAAAGGTCTCCCTAAACAAGAGATAAGTAAAATTGCCTCACTTGTTGAATTGACAAAAATTCACAAAGAACTAACTTCTCTACCACAAAATAATGCTTATAAAAAGTACCAGAAAATGGACCCTCAACTTCAGGCTGCTTTGGCTAGTATGTTTTCTCCTGAGTATGTTCAACAGGATAAAGGTTTTTTTGGAAACATTTTACAGGGTATTAAATCAAGAGCATACTATGGCGCCGAAGGTGCAAAGGATTATCTAAAAAGTTTTGGTGGTTTAGTTCCAACTGGTGTTCCTGGTGTTAGTGTAAACTTTCAAAATCAAACTGGCGCTTCCTTGCCAGAAGCAGTTTTAAAAGTTGGAACTGCTCCTATTGCTGCTGCTGCAAGCGAAATTGGTAGTGCAATAAATGAGGGATTAGGTTTAGAGTCAAAAGTATCTACAGCAGCAAGCGCCTTAATACGCTCTCAAAATAAATTAGTTAAGCAGCCATATGCTGCAGCACGTTTGGCTGCAGAAGAAGGCGAAGACTTTACAACTTCTTTTGGTAAATTCTTTGGTGTTGGCGCTGGTGAGTTATTTAACCCAGGTCAAGGCGATGCAAAAATTCAGGACAACTCTAGCAATTTTATGAGATACTGGGAAAAAGCATCTGACCCATCATCTGTATTTGATGAGAGTGCCGTACTAGAATTTAATTCTGAGTTGACTCCTGCAGCATCTTATCTTGGTCGTTTTCTTGCTTCCAAAAGAGACCTTGTAGAAAATTTTGAAGAATTTCAAGACAACCCTGCTGTGTTGCAACTTATTGATGGTTTCATTAGCGGAGACGAAGCAGCAACCAAAGAAGTAGCATACGCTGTAGCAAGATTTGAAAAATCTAAAATCAGTGCTGGAAGAGACTGGGCACGTAGTTTAGTTTCTTTATTACCGTATGAGTACGAAAAGGCAGTTCTTGGCGACGGTAATGCTAAGGCGCTTTTTACTTACCTATCAGCACCAGTTGACGCTGGTGTTACATTTGGACTTGACCCACTGATTATTGCTGGCAAGGTTTCACGTACATTGCAGGTAGCAAAGTATGGATTCTTTAAAGTCGGTGAAGGTAGCATTTCAATTGAAAAAGCATTTACTCGTCCAGCAGTTCGTGGATATTGGGATGATGCTGGAAAATTAATTGAGCGTTATCGTAATGGAAACTTTGAGGAAAAGTCCAGAGCACTTACTAGACTCCAAAATCGCTATAAAGAAATTAACATAAATGTTATTGAGGACTTAGCAAAAGCAGATGTTCGCAATGCCGAAGATGCTCTTAATTTCTTTGGAAGCGGAGAGCGTTTCGTTCGCATAATGGCTGGAGAAGCAGGTATTGCTGGTCGTTCACAACTTATTCCAAGAAATACTTTTGCTCGTAATGTATCTAATGATATTAAAGATACAATTAACAGAACACTTGGAACAGATAGATTAAATACTTTCAAACCTGCTGCTTCTGAAAAAGATTTTATTGCACAATTTTCTGACTCCCCAGATGTCTGGGCTAGTAAAGTTGGTGTTGAGAAGTCTGGAGTCTTATTCACTCCAAAAGACAGGTCAATGTATGCAAGAATTGATAGAGTTGTGCGTCAATTTGAAATTGCACCAGTTGCCAGAAGAACCATTAGTATTTCAGATGGCTCTAGCGCAACACAGATATACAGAATAGCAAGAACTGTTCTGAGTAAAACTGATGCTAGCAATTTCCGTACTGCTTGGCTTGGTGCAGATGAAGGTCAACGTTTACTTGCCTACAAAGGTTTATTGAAAACAGTCGGAATTGGTATGGGATTAGACCTATCAAACGAAGGTCGTTTATTACTTTCCAGCATTGATGAAATGTCTACTGAACTTTACTCAGTTAGCCAGACTGCACTTGACCTAGGAGACCTTGCCGATGTTCTTAAATTGGCACGCAGAACTCCAGGAGTTTCAAATCCATCAGGTGTGCGTAAAGAAGTACTAGATGCTATTTCTAAAACTACTGGTCAAGGTAAAGCACAAAAATTATTAATTACCATTAATGGCAAAGTTTCAGAATACATACAAACATTAAAGGCTCTTAAGGCTGACAGGGCTGAAGCCTTATCTCTTGGCGACAAGGTACGTGCTAATTTAATTAATGATGAAATTAAAGTAACTGGTGCAAAACTTGGTCGTGAATTAAAGAGTAAAAAACAATTAAAAGAACTTATTGGTGATAGCAATATTGGCAGAACGGCAGATGACATTGCCGATGAAGCAACAATATTAGACGATATTGATGGGATTGATTCCTTACTAACGGAAGAGTTCAATGCTGGACAAACTCTTGATGGAACACCTAGAGCAATTCGCCAGTATCAACTAAGCGATACTCGCTCTCTTCCAGATTTTTCAAAATGGAGAGAGACAGCACAGCGTGCTGGAGTTCTTACAAACTTTTTTGGTCGTGCAACGAATAATCATTCTAGCAAAGCCATTGCTGACGGCTGGTCATTTTTAAACCTTTACCCTAGACTTGGATTACGTTCTAGCGTTGAAGAAGTTGGAATGTATGGAGTAATGGGTGGAGCCGAAGGCTTCGCTTGGTATCTAAAGGGTCGTGAAGCATCTCGTGAAATTCGTGCTACCGAGATGGAAAGAACAAAGATAACTGTTTTTGGTAATGAAAAAACAGACAGAAATCTTGGATTTATTTACGATACTTTATATAAGATTACAAACAAGCATTACACTAAAGATGAAATCCTTGCTATGGATACCGACCCAGTACTTCGTGGACGAGCAGTTGCTACAGCAATGATTAAAAATAGATTTAAGCCAGGATTTTTGCAAACCAAAACTGGAAAAGAAGTCTCTGAATGGGCTGGAGATTTTGCAGAGTTTAACGGAAAAAGCGTAATGGATGACATTAATGGTTCCGTTATCCGTGCAGAACGTCCAATCAGCGACGCTGATACAATTTCTAACACACTACGTGATTTTGGTCCATCAGTAAGACTTAATATTCAAAATCAAGAATCCTTAAAGGGTTTAGGATTTACTGACCAAATTGGAACTATTGCAAGTAACAATGATAGATTTGTATTTTACTGGTTATTGGAATTAAATAATACTGTTGGCAAGCGTAATGGACAATTTGGAAATATTGTTCTTTGGAATGTTGGCAAAAAGCAAGAAGTTGTTATCAAAAAACTTGTTGACTACATTGAAGGTCCTGGCAATGAGATTGCTAAACGCTATGCTATCTATGGAGAGCAAGGCGCAGAAGCACTTGCTGGACACATCTACCTTGATGCTACGCTTGCTTTGAGAAACTCTGCTGGTCAGATAAATATGGACCTAGTAAATGCTATCCGTGCTAAGGGTGGTATGGAAACGTTTTCACTTGACGATTTAACAAAGTTAGATTCACGTCTAGCCCGTCCAGAATCTGTTAGCGGAAAAGAACTTGTTCCAATTACTGGAAAAAATGCAGGAGAAATAATCTACAGAGTTATAAATTCAGGTTACGGCTGGATGGGAAAGCAAATTTCCCTACTTGACCGTGAACCAATTACTCTTGCAAACTATTTTATGTTCCGTAAAGAACTAAAAGGCACACAAGCGTCTACCAAAAAATCCTTAATGGATAATGGTATGACTGAAGAAGGTGCTGATTCGGTTGCTAGATTTGCTATACACGAGACAGCGATGGGTCTGGCTCGCAATAGAACCTTATCTTTTGTTGATAATGGTGATGTTAGAACAAACCTTGCTTTTAGTCTCCGCACAATGGGACGATACTACAGAGCAACAGAAGATTTCTACCGTCGTCTTGCAAGACTTGGTAAGTATGAAAAGCGTGCCCTAGTTCGTCTTGCAATTCTTAATCAGACATTTGAAGATAGTGGTTTTATTCACGAAGATGATAAAGGTCAAATGTATTTCACCTATCCAGGTGATGATATATTTTATGGAGTTATTGTTAACGCCTTTTCTGCAATCGGAGTAACTCATTATACTCCGTCACCAGTTAATTTTGGTGGGTATGTAAAGATGCTTACCCCATCTCTTGACCCTGAATCTTGGCAACCAGGACTTTCTAACCCATTTATTTCTTTATCTTTAGATGCCTTTAGTAATCTTCCATACATTGGAGAATACATAACTGGCAAAAGAGGTGGAATAAACTTTGAGCAACTTATTACTGGTGCATACTCAACAGACATTCCAGCCTGGGAAAAGGCTGCACCAGCAAACGTTAAGAGAGTATACAACGCTTTTGGTGGGTCTACAGAGGGCACAGCATCACGCTTTTCTTCGGCTGTAAAGGCTATTAAGTTATTAGTGTCTACTGGAAATGGTCCAACAAAGTCATCTGACCTTGAACCCTTTTTCCAAAATGTCGCAACACAAGCAGAAAACGTAGACTTAGTTAAACTTGTAATGGGTCAAGGTACAATTGCTTCTATTCAAACATTTGGAAATATAGATGTTCCTAAAGAACTCATAAATTCTGGAGTCTTTACTTGGGATTCAGAGTTCCAAAAGATGATGAAGAAGTATGAAGGCGACAAAGACGCTTTATCTAAAGCGTTAGTTATGTTTGCTAAACTGTATCCATCAAAATTAGCATATACTAACTTTGCCACCAAGAGTGGCACACTTGCTAACTTCAGAAAAACAATTGAAGCAGAAAAGTTTGTATACAAGAACGAAGATTTTCTTACAAAACACTCTGAGGCTGGTTCATTCTTTATACCAGTATCAGGTCAAACTGATTTAAATGCTTATTCCTACTTGAAGAAAGAGGGATACATATTAAATCAACCGCTTAATCCTAAAGCGGAAAACAGTAAGAAGAACTTTATTCGTGAGGTTGCAACTACAGAGGCAAGAATTGCCTACTACAAACTTAACGATGATATGACTGAAAAAATTAATGCTTCTCAAAGCGCATCTGAAAAACGCTATTGGAGAGCACAATTTGAAACCAGAAAGAATGGATTGTTTACAGCATATCCACTGCTCAGAGTGCAGGTATCGCCAACTGCTGAAAGTAATGCCCAGCGGATTGAGTATGTTAATGATATGAAACTTATTCTGAGAGAAGGAACAGCACCTGATAAAGAACTGGCTAACCAGTTTGGGGCTTTGATTTCAGAATACGAAAAAATGAACTCAATACTTAACAGAGTACAAGGTTCTTCAGATAGAGCAAATGAGTTCAAAAAGAATCTCAAGTCCGACACAAAGGATGTTTTGCTTACCATAGCACAAAAAAGTGATAATGCAACAACGTTCTATTATTCGGTTATTGAACCATTGATTGGAGAATAAAGTGGCAGGTAGTTACCAAGATAAGAACGGCGACGGAAAAGTTGCCTGGTATCCAGACACAAAAATGCCTAATGAAAAACCACCTAAAGGGCAAGACCCTGAAAGTGTCCAATCTACAGAAGCAGATAAGCCAGAAGGTGGAGAAGACCCTAACAATGCTCCACTTGTTTTTGGTCCAGATGCAGTTCCTTATTCATCAGTATCTACTGTTGGTGAAACTACAGCAGAATTTACTGAAGCATTTGAAGTAACATTTGGTGTTAAGACTCCTAAGAATTTAATTACCCAATTCACGGCAGAACTTCAATCATTACAACGTGGACGTAGCAATAAGCCAATAGTAGGTAAGTCTGGTACAAATGTTGTCTACCAGGGCGTATCGCCTCAAGAGCGTCAAAACATTCTTGATAAATACCTTAAGAGTTATGCAACAAGTGTAATTGCTGCCGCCGAAGCAGGAGACGCTAAGGCTCTAGCATCACTTAATAAGGGTAAATTCGGTACAACACTGACAACCCTTAGAAACGCTTATGCAAATAATGGCTTGCCAATTAACCAAAAGTCTTTATTAAACGCAGCCTTAGAGTCAAGTTTGAATCCTAAGAAACTAGAGCAAAACATTAATCTAGTTAACCTATCTGCTAAGACATATTTTCCAGCGTTAAGTGCTCAGATTGATGCTGGGTATACAGTTAAGCAACTACTGACGCCATACCTTAATTCTCGTGCAAACATACTAGAAGAAGATGCTGACTCTATTGACTTAACAAGTTTACAGAATGTAGCAAAAGACCCAAAGGGTTTAATGAATCTTTATGAATATGAAATATCTTTACGTAAAGACCCTAAGTGGCGTTTTACCAAGAATGCTCAAGACTCTCTAAGCAATGTTGCTCGTGATATTGCTAAGACATTTGGATTGGTTGGATAATGGCTGTCATTAAGAACGGTACTGCTACAGTACAAAAGGGTGACACACTTAGTGCTATTGCTGCAAAGGCAAAAACAACTGTTGCTGCTATTGCTAAAGCAAACAACATTACCAACGTAAACCTTATTAGACCAGGACAAGTATTCGTTCTTCCTGGCAAAAAAACTACTGGTGATAAAACTACTGGTGGAGGAACCGATACAGGTGGTGGAACTGATACTGGCGGGATGACACCTGAGCAAGTACAGGCAATGATTGATGCTAGAGCAGCAACAGATAAAGCAGCAGCAGATGCCGTTGCTGCAGCAAATGAAAAGAAGCGTCAAGTTGACTCTATTGCTGCTATATCAGCCTTGCTTTCATCTTACGGAATTGGTGATTTGAGTGCAGCGATTACGGATGCCGTTGTCAAGGGGTACTCATCAGATACTATTCAGTTGATTATGCAGGACCCAAAGGGCACAGACCCTCTATCAGTTGCATTCCAAACAAGATTTCCAGCAAACAAAGCACGTCTTGCTGCAGGTAAGTCAGTATTAAGTCCAGCAGAATACCTTGCTGCAGAGCGTTCTTACTCACAGGTATTGCAGTCATACGGTGTTGCAGGTCTTGCAACTAGAGACAAGATGAATGCTTTCATTACTAACGATATATCTGCTACTGAGGTTGCAGACAGAGTGGGTCTTGCAGTTAACCGTGTAAAGAATGCTGATGCTGATACTAAAGCAGCACTTGCTCTCTATTACCCAATGCTTAACCAGACTGACATTGTTGGTGCAGTTCTTGACCCAGCAGAAGGACTACCAGCACTACAGCGTAAGGTTCAAATTGCTGAAATTGGCGGAGCAGCATTAGCGCAAGGTCTAAAGACTGTAGATGCTGCTGGTAAATTAACTGGTATTAACATTAAAATGGGAGAAGAAGCACTAGCAACTCTTGGTGTAACTAAAGAACAAGCACGTGCAGGTTTCCAACAGGTAGCAGAAGTTACTCCACGTGGAGAGTTCCTATCAAGTATTTCAACTGGAGAAGATTACAACCAACTTCAGGCTGAACAAGAAGCATTCCAAGGACTTGCATCTGCAAAACGTGCACGTACATCATTAACAGAACAAGAGAAGGCACGCTTTGGTGGCAGTGCTGGAACTACAAAAGGAAGTCTAGCCTCACAATCACGAGGCGCTTTCTAACTAAATAGAATCCTGAACGGACCGACCAGCCCCGTCAGAGTAACAGACTGGTAGTAAGAGCCAGACCATTTCCCCGAATGAATCTGAGGCTTGCGAACTAACTAATAGAGAAGGGTGGATGGTTGCTATGAGCAACAACTACTGGGATGAAGACGAAGACGACCTAGATACTGATGTATCTGAAACACAGATGGATGGCAGTGACCTCGTAAAGAAGTTACGAAAAGCCAAACGTAATGATGAGAAACGTATCAAAGAACTCACTGAGCAACTTGAGGGTTTAACCAAGTCGCAGCGTGAGCGTACAGTCAAAGAAGTCCTAGACAAGAAAGGTGTAAATCCTAAAGCACAACGCTTAATCCTGAAAGACTTAGACGAAGTTACCGAAGAGTCAGTGAATAACTGGCTTGAAGATAATGGAGACTTATTCGGATTAACTGTGAATCAGGAGGCACCTGCAGTAAGTGATATGGACCGTGCTGCATTACGTCAGCAAGACTCTATCGCGCAAGGTGCAACAACACCTGACAGAGCAGAGAACTTAGAACAGAGACTCAATAGTGCAGATTCTGCAGAAGAGATTCTTTCTATCCTTCGCTCACAATAATCAATCATAGTTTCTAACTACTAAAAAGGAAATAACCTAAATGGCTAACGCATACGTATCAACAGGTTCGTCGTCTCTCGGCGGAACCGCTGGTGGTGCTGGTTTAGTACAGAAGGCTTATGACCGTCTCTTGGAGTTCGCACTCCGTTCAGAGCCACTCATTCGCTCAGTTGCTGACAAGCGCCCAACAAATCAATCAATCCCAGGTTCAACAGTTGTTCTACAACGCTACGTTGACTTGGCTGCTGCAACAACAGCATTAACAGAAGATACAGACCCAGATGCAGTAGCAATGTCTACTCCAACATCTGTCACAATCACACTTGCAGAGTACGGTAACTCAGTACTTGTAACACGTGCATTGGAACTCTTCTCACTTGCAGATGTTGACCCAGCAATTGCTAACATCATCGCATTCAACCTTGCAGATTCAATTGACGCAGTAGCAATGACAACATTGCGCGGCGGTTCAAACGTAATCTACTCAGGTTCAACTGCAACATCAACAGCAACAATCACTGCTGCTGCAACTCTTTCATCTGCTAACATCCGTCGCGCCGTTGCAAAACTTCGTGCGAACAAGACAACAGCACGCAAGGGTTCACTATACTGGGCTGGAATCCACCCAGAAGTTTCACACGACCTACGCGCTGAGACAGGTTCAGCAGGATGGTTGCTTCCTAACCAATACGGCTCTGCACAAGACCGTATCTGGGCAGGAGAAATTGGAACATACGAAGGTGCATACTTCGTAGAGTCTCCACGTCTGTACAACGCTACAGACGGTGCTTCATCTGCAAAGGTGTACCGCACAATTCTTGCAGGACAGCAAGCGTTGGCTGAGGCAGTTGCCGAAGAGCCACACGTAGTTATCGGACCAGTAGTTGACAAGTTAATGCGTCACCGCCCAATGGGTTGGTAC